CGCCCATTATTGTGCGAAGACTTGTCCTCTATAGAAATCCGTACTGCTGTCCGTATTTACTTGTATGAACAGATGCGTAAGTCTATTTCCAAATGATAATTTTGGGGGATAGCCGTTGAATAAGAAAGGGAACATCACCTTGAAAAACCTTGCAAGATCCGCATCGGCGACAGCATTATTACTGATCATCTCAAAAATACTGGGATTTGCCCGCGAGGTTTTTCTGGCGGACCGCTTCGGCGTCACAGAACCGTTTATGGCCAAGGCCGTCTGCTGGTATGCCCACGGCAATCTGGCAGCGGACTTATACATGTGATTTCCCGCCAGCGCACGGATAAAATAAAAACGTGTCCGAATCGGACACGCTGCAGTGTATTCCGCCAAATGCGGATAAAGAGACAAGGGGGAACTATTATGGGATTTCTTTCTCCAAAGGCAGTCTGCGCAGTCTGCGGAAAAGAGTGCGGGCTGAATCGTTTCCGGCTGCAAAATAAAGAGTGGTGCTGCCCGGACTGCTTCAAAGCCGCTGGCTTCAAAATGTCAACGCAAATCGGCGCTATGACTGCTGCCGATGTGCGGGCTGCCATTGAGAGCCGTGGAAGCGACAGGGATCTTCTCGCACAATTCCACATCACACAGCAGGTTCCCGGCTTCCTTTGTCTCGATGATGACCAGAAACTCTGGTACACGCCTGTCGGCTCCGGCGGGAAAAAGCATCCCCGCATTTTCCATTATGCGGATATTGTGGACTATGAACTGCTGGAAGACGGTAATACCCTCACAAAAGGCGGTCTTGGCAGAGCGGTTGCCGGCGGCCTGCTGTTTGGCGGCGTCGGTGCCGTGGTCGGAGGTGTGACCGGAAAAAAGCACGGAAAATCCACCTGCTCTCAGCTGCAGATCAAAATAACCGTGAATAATGTCTCCGAACCAACGGAATATATCACTTTTATCAGCTCGGAAATTAAAAAAGATGGGATGATCTATAAAACCATGGCGAAGCAGGCCCAGGAATGCCTGTCCCTGCTGCAGGTGATCTGTGCATCCCAGCCCCAGGCAGAGCCGGAGGCTGCACCTGCGGTCGAACCAGCCAGTGTCGCCGATGAACTGCTGAAATTTAAGCAGCTGCTGGATATGGGCGCCATCACCCAGGAAGAGTTTGACGCGCAAAAAAAGCAGCTGCTGGGTAAGTAATCAAGTCCCGTTTCAACGCAGATAAAAAGGTTTCAGATAAGGAGATATCATGCTCGACGAAAAAGACCTGCAGGCCCTCGCCCAGCTGATGGCCCAGCAAAAGCAGGAGATCATTGGTGAGCTGGACACCCGCGTGGACCAGAAACTGGCCAGCCAGAAACAGGAGATCATGGGTGAGGTCGCTGCCCTGATGGAGTCGTACTTCGAGCCGAAGTTCAACCTTCTGGCCGACGGCCTCGCCGCCGTGAACGAGAAGCTTAAGGCCCTCCCTGATCCGGACCTGATGGACAAGGTGCAGGAGGAGCTGGATCTGCACCACCAGCTCCTGAAACTCCACACCAAAGAGATCAATGCTCTGAAGAAGGCGCAGTAAAAAAGCCGCCCCTGGCGGGCGGCTTTTCCATAGCGGTTCGACCGAACAAATGTTTTATTTTCTGGAGGCACCATCATGAAACTACCGGAGCCGCGCAAGCTCCCGTCAGGAAATTATTTCATTCAGCTGCGGCTGGGTGGCGAGAGCATACCTGTCACGGAACCGAACCGGGCAGCCTGTATCCGGGAGGCCCGGGCCATCAAAGCCGAATACCTGGCGGGCAAACGGGCCAAAGCCGCTCCGGAGGCTCCCACCCTGACGGAGGCCATCGACACCTATATCGAGGAGCGAAGCAACACCCTTTCTCCTGTGACGATCCGGGGCTACCGGACTATCCAGAAGCATCGCTTCCAGGCCACCATGCCCCGGCGTTTGGATCAGATTGATGATGAGGAGTGGCAGGGCATCGTCAACATGGAGGCCGCCCTATGCGCCCCCAAGACCCTCAAGACGGCCTTTGCCTTTGTTCGTGGTGTCGTAGAGCACACCACAGGCCGGAAGCTGCCTAAGGTCTCTCTGGCGGCTCCTGTGCCCAAAGAGAGGCCCTTTCTCACACCGGATGAGATCCGGGTATTTGTCTCCGCTGTCAAGGATACCCGCTATGCCGTTCCGGCGCTGTTGGCTCTCTCCTCCTTGCGGATCTCCGAGATCCAGGCCCTCCGGTGGGAGAACATTCCGGCAAATCCTAAGTTTATCCGGGTACAGGGCGCCGTGGTGCTCAATGAGGACAACAAATACCAGCGCAAGGTGCAAAACAAAAATACCACCTCCACCCGCAACGTGCCGGTGATGATCCCGGAGCTGACGGCGGCCATCCAACGGGACCGGAAGTCAGTCGGACCTGTCTTGGACATCTCACAGAACAGTCTCCGCGGCGCCGTGAAGAAGATCTGCCGGGAAAACAATTTACCGGACGTGGGCGTCCATGGCCTGCGGCACAGCTTTGCCTCTCTGGCCTATCATCTGCAGGTACCGGAACGCATTGCAATGGAGATCGGCGGCTGGGCCGATGCCACTACCATGCACAAAATCTACACCCATATCGCCCAGGCGGATATCCAGCGATATCAGACCGCCATGATAGATTTTTACCAAGGCAAAAAGGATTAGCAAACGCGTTAGCATTTAGAAGCTCTTTATCCACCCACTTCGCGCAAAACTAGAACATCTGTTTTGGTCGGTGAAATACCTCTGAACATCGGCAAACCGTTGAAAATAAAGAAAAACCTCGGAACCATTGCAGTTCCGAGGTTTTCTCATCTGGCAGCGGGTGAAGGATTCGAACACCCGGAAAAATCTGTTAAACCATTGCAGTGCAACGGTAATTCATAACCGTTAGCAAATTTATTAGCATTCCCAACATTACTAAGGTGTCCGCTTATTGCGTCACATACTTCCCCATCTTGATCAGCAGCAACCGGACTGTGTTGGCTGTGTAGTCCAGCGCCTTCCACCGGTCGGGGCTGTTGATCACCCCCGCAGCCGCCAGCGCGTCCACAGCGGCCTCCAGCTCCGGGTCCGAGTCCTGGGACACCTGACCGCCGCAGAGGGCCAGAAAGGCCTCCCAGGCGCCCGCTGTGGCCCGGATGGTCTTGGGACAGTCCTTGTCGTTCCAGTGGTTGTGCTGCTTTACCCGATCCAGCGGAATGTCGTGCCGCTCCATCAGCAGCCGCACCAGCGATGCCGCGTTGGCCCTGGCCTGCTCAAAATCCCCGCCGGCATCCACGCAGATCTCGACGCCGATGCTGGTGGCGTTGCCCGGGCCGCTGCCGCCGTCCCCGGCGTGGTAGGCCCGCTCGCCATCCGGCAGGTGTTGGTAGATGCTGTGGTCGTCCACGGTATAGTGCCAGCTCACGGGAGCCGCCTGGGCGGAGCTGCCCCGCAGATACGCCGCGTGGGCCGCCGCGTCGGCGCCCTTAGCAAAGTTCCCGGTCTCGTGGATGGTGATATAGGTGTCCGGATTGCTTCCGCCCGGCCGGTTGTCGGCTCCGGCCGGCAGGAACTCCTGAATGATCCGCAGTCCCGTATCGGTCACCAGGCCCTCGTCTGCGGCCTCCACAGGCCACAGGTAGTCCATGGACACCCAGCCCCGGTCCGTCTGCCCCCAGCCGTCCCGGACGGCCTGGACGGCCACCACGGCGCCGTAGGAATAGCCTCCCAGCTTGTCAAAGGATGTGCCCGGCCCCTTGCGGATATTGAGGCCGCTTTGGGCCGTCACCACATACTGCCCGCCGGTGGTGTCAGGTTCGGACACATCCGCCGCCAGGTGGACCACGATATAGTAAGGGATCACCCGGTCCGCGTCACAAACAAAGCCATTGCCCGCCCGGTCCCGGTAGCACACGGACCCGCCGCCGTCCAGCATCACCGCGCTGTCCCAGCCGGCGGCCGCCAGCACGTCCCGCAGCTCCTCCGGGGTGTAGGGCGTCTGGGTGACGAGATAGGCAAACCGCCCCTCCTTGGTGCCGATGGCCTGGCGTGGCCGCCTGCCGCCCATATCCGGCTGGTAGCGGGGCGCCGCCAGCGGCTCCCCCTCCACGATGAGGGCCACGCACTCCACATAGTTGTCCGCCTCACAGGGCAGCCGCTCCATGGCATAGTCCTGCGCGTCGGCCCCCCATGCCATGCCCCATACATGGTAATCCGGAGCGCCGTACACCACGCCGTCTCCCTTCAGGTGGCAGCAGGCCGTCAGATCGCTCAGAAAGATCGGCCCGCCGAAGGCAAAGCTGCCGCCGGTCTCCTGCAGGATTTTGTCCAGCTCCGTCTCCCGGTACCGCTTGATGTTGTTGTAGATCTGCACCCGCCGGATCTTGTTCAGCGGGTGGGTTGCCGCAAACTGCATATTTGTCTTCCTCAGCAGCGGCGCAAGTGAGGTTCGCCCCGCCTGCCGCTCCATATTATGCCTGCTTATGTTCGCCTTGAACCGCTGCCTGCTCTGACAGGACAATCGCTCCGCTTTGCAGTTCAGCAATACCCTCTGCCTGGGAGCTCCGCTTCTCCGCCTGTGTACCGAAGTAGAAGGCGATTACCACCGTGAATACCGTCAAGAACTGATCTGTGGTCACGTGGCCGGCAACGGCCAGATAAGCAAAAACGCATGTGAGCACAATTGTCACAATGCTCTTGACCGCCAGCAGGTTGGCTGCCCGCTTTTTCAGCAGCTCCATTTCAGTTTTCCTCCGTCAGCACATCGCCCCGCAGGCGGTAGCGCCGGCCGCCGATGTACACATAGGCCGTCTCCTGCCCCATGTCCATGTCCACGGTGCGGCCGTCCACCACGTGGACCTTCTCCAGGCAGCCCACGCCGTGGTCCATAAGCCCCCAGCCGTTGGCCTCGTCCGGCGTCTCACCCACACGGGTTTCCGCCAGCTCCTGAGCGGAGAAGAGATTGCGGGTGGGGTCAAGCTGGAGTCCGCAATCCAGCTCCTTCAGCGCCTGGTTGGTTTCATTCAGGGGCTTGTCCCCTCTGGTGTAGTGATGCAGGATTTCCTCAAGATTTTTCATGGTATGTACTCCTTTCAAATTTCCGGCTGGTGCCGGGTATTAAACTTTACTGAATTGGTGCGCTGCCTCGTCCCGGACAAAGTCTACATACGCTTCTTTGGCGCTGTCGGCCGCCGTCATGGCCTCCTCCACGTCGCCATTGGTATGCTGCCCGGCCAGCTTCTTGGCCGTGGTCAGAGACAGCGAGCATGTGGCGTACATCAGCTCCATGGCAAGCCGGCTCTCTTTTTCCCGGCGCTGCGCCCGGGCTTCCGTTCGTTTGGTGCTGATTCGGGCCCTCCGCTCCGCCAGAGCCGACAAAACAGCCGCCACCCCTGCAATCAGCGCACAGATCACTTCCGTATTCATGGGACTCTCCTCCCCCTCCTATGTTCTAAGTAGTTTGTACATTGGCCGCGGTCCCCGCCCGGATCTCCAGGCCATGAAATCAAACATTACGATGGCCGGGAGGGATAACGCCACCCACAGCATCCAGTATGCAAGGCAAACCTGGCCTAAGATGTTGAACACCATCCCGGAATAATCCCACACGTCCCACCCAAGCCAGAGATTAACGATACAGCCCACCACAAACTCCGCCGCCGTGATGATGGTACCGCCGATCACGGCCTGGAGCCACAGGGGCGTCTCCCATGGGATGACGGTGTCGTTTGCGATGTCTAGTGGGATGGAAATGACCGCTGCCAGCACCAGCATGGTCCAGTGAGTGTGCCCCCTCCATAGGATTTCCAGCCCGCCGTACAGGGCCCCGAAAAAAATCCAGCCACACACCCGCCAGAAGGTGATCTGCACACCCCGGACCACTTTTCGGCCTGTTGCAGCCGCACTTACGCGGTTACACATCGGCGCCGCCTCCATCCAGAGCCAGGACCCGGGCCATATTGGCCGCCAGGTCCTCCGGAAGGCCCTCCGCTGTGTAGGTGATGCTCTCCAGCTCCTCAGAAGCCGCGGTGCGTCGGACCCACATCAGCAGATGGTTGCAAAGTGTGGTGTGATACAGCTTGTGCTTGATGCTGGCGGTGGCAATATCCCGGATTTCCTCTGCCGTGAACATCCGGCAAAGTGCCCCGTCTGCATGGTAGGGGTACCCGGTGACACCTGCTTGCACGGCAGATAGAGCCGTTGTCAGGTTGATCTGATCCGTCTCCTGAAGCGCGAAGTGCTCCGTGCCCTGAGATGTCTCCACATCCATCCCGGCCGTGATGGCCGCCTTGCAGGCGGCCGATAGCTCCGCCTCCTTGTCAGTCTTGATTTCATTTAGAGGCATCGTGTACCAGTGTCCATCCTTAATAATATAGTCGGAGAAATCGGATACCTTTACAGCCCGAACCACTACGTTGCCAGCCTCTCCATACGCCGTCACTGTCCCTGCGGCTTCATCCTTTTCCGCCCAGACGCACGGATATTCCTCCCCCATACAGATCAGTTTCATACGTTGCCTCCTCAATCAAAAATCTGTCCGCCGAACGCTGTCTGCTCAGACCCGGCAATGGTTGCCCCGCCCTTGAATACGATACCGCCGAAGGAGCCGTAGCCGGTACCGCAGCGGATAGCTACCTTGTTGTTTTCCCCAGTGACACCGTTATTGAGATAAACAGTACTGGCCATGCAGTCCAGCGCGGCAGACTTGTTGGAGATTGTTGAATTCCACACAAAGAGAACTGTTCCCCAGCTGGCGGTTACGGCAGCCAGGTCCTCCTGCACCTCTGGCACGCCGGTGCAGGTGATCCCGTTCAAAAGAACATAGCGACAGGATTCCGCATAGATACTGGGATGATACGTGCCGTCTGCGTTCCCGTAAAAATTCAGATTTTCCAGCGTAACATAGGCAGAACAGTAACCCAGGTACACTGATCGGATCTGTACGCTGCCCCCCGGTGCATCCAGGATCAGCAACGCGGCCCCTGGCAGGCTGTAAATGATAATATTCTCTTCATAGCGGCCCGGACTGATGTGGATTCTGACTTTCCCCGTCTGGATCCGAGGGAAAGTGTCGATAGCTTTCTGGATTGTAAGGAATGGCCGCTCCTGGGTGCCGGTCCCGGTGGCGTCACTGCCGGTCTTGGCCACATAGACGTCAATATCCTGCGTATGGAAAAACGACTTTGGCGCCGCCCCAACGTCTGCCGCTGTCAGGCCCCGGATCACGTCCGTGATGGAAATGGTAGCCCAGTGTCCGGCAGTCCATGCCTCCGGCTGCGCAATGTCCTGATTGGCCCGGTGCAGCAGCCCGCCCTGGGAGCAGAAATCTCCCTTTCGGTAGGTCGTCCCGGCGTCATACGCGGCGGCGGCCGCCATAGCCAGCAGCACCTGCCGGTCGATCTTCTCCCAGTTTTGGTTGAGCATGGTTTCAATATTAAAGGTGTCGGCTCCGTCCGCTACAGGGTCCTTCATCAAAAGGTTCAGATTGGGCGTATAGCTCGCCATTACTCTCTCCCTCCCGCAAATTGTTTGAGCGTCAGCTGCTGCATCTGGGTCAGTGTTTTAACCTGGTGGATCTCCCTGATCAGGAGATACCGGAAGAAGTAATCCATGGGCAGATGGGCCGGGATGGTGCGGCCGATGGCCTCCTGCAGCGCCTGCAGGTCCTCCGGTACCCCATAGTCTCCCACAAAGGTCACCTGGATCCTGCCGCCTGCAAAGCCCACTTCCACCTCGCCGTTGCGCCAGGCATCCGCTACGGCCTGGATGGTCTCAATACTCACCTTACCGCTGGAGCGGTATCGGGCAGCCAATACGCTGCGCCGGCTCTCCAGGGTGGCGCCGACAGGCGGCACGATCCCCGCCGCCCGCTCTTCAATGGCCAGCGCCCAGGTGATGGTCTCCAGGGACAGCTGCGCCCGGATTTCCAGGGACTGCCGGCTCTGATCCTCCAGGACGCCCAGGATGGCATCTGCCAGAGCCAGCACCCAAGGGTCCTGGCGGTACTGCTGGGGAAGATTACGCACCAGCTCCATACTGGATGCTCACCTCCCCCAAAACGGCCGCCTGCCGCTCCCTGATGGCCACATTGGCGGTGGTGCCATTGACCGTCAGTCCAGATACATCCTGCACACCGTCCGCCTCCAGAATGGCTGCGTTGATCCGGGCGTAGCTCACATAGTTCTGGGTAAAGGCAATGCTCTTGAGATAGTCCGACACCGCCGCCTTAACGGACGCCGTCACTGTCTCTTGCGCCGCGTTGGGCAGCATCTGCACCGTCATGGAGAGGGTCAGTTCCACAGCCTCCGCCCCGCTCACATAGCAGTAAGCGCCGATGGGGGCCTCTCCCTCTCCCAAGCCCTTGCTGCCGGGGTCGATATGGGTCTGGACCCGTTCCACCAGCTCCCCGTCTGCCGGCTGTCCGTCCACATCAATGAGCACCACGTCCACGGTATTGTCCCCGTGGCCCAGGGGATAGATCTGCACGCCGCCCACGCCGGTGACCTCCAGGGCCCAGAGCCGGTAGTGGTACTGGTTTCCGCTGGTGGGCGGTGTCTGCAGCCGCAGGAGATAACGCTCATAATAGGCCTCGTCTGTCTCGGCGTCATAACCTCCGGTGAGTGCATTCGAATTGGACACCGACACGATACCGGCGATCTGCACCGGCATCATGGTGACGCTCCCGGCAGGCAGATTACCAGCCGCCCCCAGCGTGGTGCAGCGGATGGCAACCTCTCCGCTGCCGGTGATGTCCACGGTGGCCGTGGCGGCAAACTGGATGCCCCCGGCGGACTCAAAGAGATCCCCCTCATTGACAGTGCCGTTGCCCGTCACCTGGAGGATGCCGGATGCGCAGGTGGGCGGGTTGCGCACAAGGCCGGACCGGCTCTTGACGTAACGCTCCAGATCCTCCCCGGTGAGGTTGGCGGGGTCCAGCTTGGCCGCCGTCTCCTGCAGCTGTGCCTCCAGCTCCTCCATTGGGATCGCGGCCGCCGCCAGCAGGTCATAGGTGGGGAACCCTACGGTTTTCTGGTAGCTGTCCGGCATCGCCTCCAGCATGGTCTCCAGCGTCTCAGACATCCGCGCTCACCTCCACCGTCTCCGCGTCGTACAGCACCGCCGTGAAAGCCACATGGCAGCGGCGCCCCTGCCGCGTCACCTCAAAATCCCGTACCGCCCGCACCGCCGGGCAATAGGAAGCCGTCTCCCGCACATTGCGCTCGATCTCCGCCGCGATCAGGCCGGAGGGCAGCTTGCTGCCGATCATCTGCCGGTCCACGCCGATCCCCGCCGCGCCGGCCTCCGTCCTATAGATGGGCACCCGGTCCGGCTGCTGCCGCAGCATCAGGTCAAACCACTGCCGCACCGCCTCCCGGCCGGTGCGCTCCACCAGGGCGCCGTCCACCAGCAGGAACCGGCTGGTTCCGCTGTCGAAGGCCGGTACCCGACCGATCTCCTCCGCTGCCTGGGCCGGAATGCGCCCCGGCACCGTCGGAAACATCTCCGCCATCACAGATCACCTCACATCCAACGCTTCATCCGGCTCGGACAGCCGGCCTAAAACCACCACGGTCTTGCCCATCCAGCAGCAGCACACCCGGTCCCCGGACTTCCAGGACTCCAGCTCCAGATGTCCGCTGTCCGCGTCCCGGTAAAATCCCTGGGCACAGAACAGCGTTTGCAGCGGCGCCGGCGGAGCCATCACCTCTCCGCCGAACAGGGAGACGGTCAGGGGACTGACGGATACCACCGTCCCCTCCAGGATCTCCGTCCTGCCCGCTCCACGCCCCAGGCCCCGCAGCTCGCGGGCCAGCTCATAGTCCCATGCGCCCATGCTGTCCTCCTCAAACGGTAATGGCGTCCCCGCCGCCGGCGGCCCGGGGGGATTGGGGGTCCTCCACCGTCAGGCTCATCAGATGGGGGTGCCCATAGCGGTGGGTGACGCCGGTGACCCGCTGCACCCCGGTCACGCCATAGCTGTTTTGCCGGAATTGCAGGAGGATACCGCTCTCCACCTCGTCCGCCCCCCAGATTTCATCCACAGACCGCTCCCGGGCGATCCTGTCGCCTTGGGCAAGCAGCGTTTGGAGCCGCTGTCTGGCCTGGGCGGTGTTCTCGTCTCCGGAAAGGGTCTCCACCGCCTGCAGCAGGCCGTATTTGGCAATGCTGGCGCTGTTGTACGCCCGTCCCAGCGTCTCAGCGGACTCTCCTCCGGCGGCCAGCACCACGCTGTTGGTCAGCTCGGCCATGGAGTCCGATCCGCTGACGCTGCCCTTTGCCAGGGTGATATCAAAGGCCCCCAGATTTTCCGCCGGCTTGTGGTAGGCAATGATGGGGACGGTCGGCAGCGGCCCCACCTGCAGAGCGCCTTCCCGGACCCGCCGGCGGTAGGTGAGCCCCGTCTCCGCGGAGCAGATGGCCAGGATGTCCTCCAGGATCTGCTCCGGGGTGGACCCTACCCACACCTGGGAGATCCGGGTGGGCGGCAGGTCGATGGTTCCGGCGGCGATCCCCGCCTTGGCGCACATCCGCCGCACCGCGTCCGGCGCCCCCGCGCGCCCGGGTTGGTAAGGTGGGCGCGGCAGCTTTCCGGGCTGGTGATGGGCTTTGCCAGCTTGACCCCCAGCAAACTCCATGTGCCGG